AGAAATTTCATTCTTACATCGAACAAGAGTTTCAGCGTAGGCGCGACGGTGTATGGTTTTACAATAATGGGGTCCCTACGTATATTACAGGGCGACACTATATGTTTTTACAATGGTCTAAAATTGATATCGGATATCCATCATACCTTGCTTTCCAGAGAGAAATCTTTCTCCACATGGCTGCGTGCGAAGTTGATCCTCGTTGTTTCGGTCAGCTTTATACTAAGTGTCGTCGTTCTGGCTATACTAATGTATGCTCTGCTGTCCTTGTTGACGAAGCTAGTCAAGTTAAAGAGAAGCTTCTCGGTATTCAGTCGAAGACTGGTAAAGACGCGCAGGAGAATATTTTCATGAAAAAAGTGGTCTCTATATTTAGAGGCTACCCATTCTTTTTTAAACCCATCCAGGACGGTACCACGAATCCCCGTATGGAGCTGGCCTTCCGTGAACCATCGAAGCGTATCACAAAAAACAACAAAACATCGCAGCGTGGGGACGCCCTCAATACGGTAGTTAACTGGAAGAATACCACAAACAATGCCTATGACGGGGAAAAGCTGCATATGCTGTATCTCGATGAGGCAGGAAAGTGGGAGAAACCTACAGATATACGCGAGGCATGGCGCATCGAGCGCACCTGTTTGATCGTAGGTAAGAAAATTGTAGGTAAAGCTCTGGTAGGCAGCACAGTAAACCCTATGGATAAAGGAGGGGAAGAGTATAAAGGTTTATGGTACGACTCCGATCCAAACGAGCGCAACAATAACGGACGTACACGATCTGGACTTTATCGCATTTTTATTCCTGCATATGATGCTCTGGAAGGGTTTTTTGATAAGTATGGGAACGCAGTGGTTGAGGATCCTGAACCCGAAAGCGTACACATACATGGTGGCGTAATAGGTATCGACGGTGAGGTTATTGATATCGGTAGTAAAACTTATTTAAAAAACGAACGCAAGTCATTTAAAGACGACCCTTCAGAGTTAAACGAGGTGACTCGACAGTTTCCGTTTACTGAAGACGAAGCGTTTAGGGACAGCATCGAAGGGAGCTTGTTCAATATCGGCAAGATTTATCAGCAGATTGAGCATAATGAGGAGCTATACCCTAACCCCGTAGTAACAGGTAATTTCACTTGGAAGGAGAAAGACAAAGAAGTTGTGTTTTCCCCTACTCCAAACGGTAGGTTTCGCGTAGCGTGGATGCCAGACCCAAGTGAAAGAAACGTGCGAAAGGAAGAAAGGGGTAAAAAAGTTCCTCCTTTTGTTAATTATGGTTGTGGTGGCGTTGACTCTTACGATTTAGACGCTACAGTGGACGGAAGAGGATCGAAAGGGGCGCTCCATATGTACAATAAGTTTAGTTTAAACCGTCCTTCAAATATGTTTGTAGTAGAGTACGCTTCTAGGCCAGACCTGGCTAGCATATTTTATGAAGACGTTCTTATGTGTGCCTTTTTTTACGGATATCCTTTGCTTATAGAAAACAACAAATACGGGATTGCAAGATACTTTGAATCAAGAGGTTACGATGGGTACCTGATGGATCGCCCAAAACACTTGAAGGGCAGCACGTCTACCGTTAATGTAAAAACAAAAGGAATCCCATCTAACTCCCAGGATGTTATTCAATCTCACGCTCAGGCAATTGAAGCTTACATACATGATTATGTGGGAATTAACTATGAAACGGGAGAGATGGGGGCTATGTACTTTAACAGGACACTAGAAGACTGGATTGGATTTAAGATAGACAAGAGGACTAAGTTTGACCTTACTATTAGTTCTGGATTAGCTTTATTAGCAGCTCAAAAAGAAAAACAAAAACCATTAGCCAATTTTGAAGAGAAGGTGTTTTTTAGGAGATATAAGGTCTAACGCGGATTTGCTATATTTGCAGAATATGCGTAGAGTGCCCTGAAAAACATGGATTATAATAATAACAAGCGTAAAGGCTCTTTTCCTGATCCGTTAGCAAACTCAGAAGTCAAGAAAAACAAGGCTTATGGAATTCAGTACGCCAAAGCTATAGAATCTCAATGGGGTAAGATAAACAGCGCTACTTCTTTATACGGGAAGCGCAATGTTGTTTTCGATAGAAGTAGAGATTACGCTAACGGCACCCAAGACACTAATCTTTACAAAAAGCTTCTTCGGTCTATAAACCCAAACGATGGCGACGGAAGCTTAATGAACCTGGACTATACTCCAGTTCCTGTTCTTCCTAAATTCGTTCGGGTTGTAGTAAATAAGATTTTATCTCGGAACCCGTATCCGAACCTTGAAGCTATAGACCCTATCTCATCTTCGGAAAAGAATAATAAAAAGAGACGAGTAGAGATTCAGGTAGAGGCAAAGAAGCAGCTGCAACAACTTAAGCAAAGCACGGGCATGGTGATCGGGGACGACCCAGATAAATTGCCCGACTCTTTAGAAGAGGCTGAAATCCTCTTGGGTACAAACGTAAAAACTGACGCAGAGATCGCCGCTCAGCTAGGTACCAGTTTAACACTGTCATGGAATAACTTCAATGATAACATTTTCAGGAGATGTGTAAGCGATTTGGTATCTCTCGGTATGTCTGTGGTAAAAAGGTCAAACGATCCTAACGAAGGTATCAAGACGGAATATATAGATCCGTCTAGGTTTATTCACAGCTACACAGAAGACCCAGGTTTTAACGACATGATGTACGCTGGTCATGTTAAAACCATATCGATTCAGGAACTTAAGAGGCTTGCTGGTCACGAGCTAGAGGAGGAGGATTTTGAAAAAATAGCCAAATCAGTCAAGGATAGGAGCGGCAACGATCCTCAAGCTTTTAACCGTCATTCTTACAACAACAGAATGATGCGTCAAGAGTACGGGTATGACGAATACATGGTTGACGTACTCGATTTTGAATTTTTATCTGTTGACTGTATATACTTCGAAGAAAAGGAGAACAGGTTCGGGAATGTAAACTTCTTCCTCAAGGGGTTTGAATACGAAGAAAAGCAAGGTAGCGTATTCGATAGAAAACCTCGAAAGATGGAGGTTACTACGGTATACGGCGGTAGTTATATTCTAGGCGGCTGTGACGTGATATATAATTACGGCATGACCAAGAATGTACCTAAGAATATACACGATATATCAAAGGCTAGACTTTCTTATTCTGCTGTTGCTACCAATATTCGCAACATGATGCCTAAGTCTATGGTGGACAGCTGCACTGGTTTTGCAGATATGTTACAGCTTACGCATCTTAAGATACAGCAGGCTATAGCAAAAGCTAAACCTGACGGACTGATCATCGATATTGAAGGTCTTGAAAATGTACAGCTTGGAAAAGGTGGAGAGCTACAACCTTTAGAGCTCCATGATATATATGAACAAACAGGTGTTTTTTACTACAGAAGTAAAAACCCAGAAGGCGGATTTCAAAACCCTCCTGTTCGCGAGATAGGAAATAGCATTAGAAATATCAACGAGCTTATCGGCTTGTATAATCATTATCTCCGAATGATTCGCGACGCGACTGGAATCAACGAGATGATGGACGCCTCTACCCCTAAAGGGGATACGCTCGTAGGTGTTCAGCAAAACGCTATCGCGGCTGGAAATAATGCTATATACGACATTACAAATGCCTCTATGGTTCTCTTTAAAAAGGTTTGTGAGGACATAGTTAAGTGCATTCAGATACTTCCTTCTGAATCTGTTCTTTTCAAGATTTACGAAAACGCGATAGGTAAAGAAAACATGTCTGTTCTCTCTTCCTTTAAAGAGCTTCCTATGTACAACTTCGGCGTACATGTTGTCAAGGAAATGGAAGACCAAGACAAAGCTTATTTGGAGCAAAATATCCAGATGTCTTTACAGCAAAAAGAGATTGATATCGAGGATGCTATAGCTATAAGAGACGTAAAGGATATCAATCAGGCTGAACGCCTGCTTGTAGTTCGTAGGAAGAAGCGCATGGCAAAGCAGCAAGAAATTGCTGCTCAGAACTCTCAAATGCAAGCTCAACAAGCGCAGGCAGCCGCTCAAGCAGCTTCTCAGGCTAAGATGCAGGAGATGCAAATGCAAGCACAGCTTGAAGCTCAGCAAATGCAGTTAAAGACACAGCTTGAGTCTCAGCTTGAAGAGGTTAGACATCAGTTCAGAAAGGAGATCGAGATGATTAAAGCTCAGGCTACACTTGGCTTTAAAGAAGATGACAAAAACTTCAAAGAGAAACTAGAGGTACTAAAGGAGGATAGAAAAGACGACAGAGTTAAAAAACAGGCTGCTCAGCAGAGCAAACTTCTGTCGCAGCGTCAAGGTAACCGAGGAGAACTTCCAGAACAAGGGGATAGCGTAGATAATATTGTAAACTCATTACTAAGTTAATATGGCAAGTAAAGCTAATCTAGACGTATCAGAAAAACTGGATATTACGATTCGACGTGGGGACTCATTTGAGTTGTCTATTAACATAAAAGACAATGATGGAAATAATCTCTCCTTGTTGACAGATGAATACGAGTTTGTCATTCAGATAAAAACACCGTCTTCCACTGGCTCCTCTAGGAGGGCCCCGCAGCTTAAACAAGCTTCTGCTATCCCTCAGAGAAGCTTGATTGCGGCGTCTTCGTTAAAAGAATCAGAAACGCAAGCTGTGCCAGCCGATAAAGAAGCCGACCTTCCTATCTTTTCTTTTGAAAATAGGGATGACAGCGGAAACGTAACATTAAGAGCTACCGCTGCTAATACCGCCACGCTTCCTGTAGGTAGTTTTGTCTACGATTTACAATACAAGTATTTATCTAACGGATTTGAGACTGTTACTACTATACTTAAAGGTAACTTTATTGTAAAAGAAGATATCTCAACCCTGGTATAATGCCTACAGTAACGCTTCAACTTAATCAAGGCGCTCAAGGACCTACAGGAGCCACAGGTCCGACAGGGGCTACAGGACCTACAGGAGCCACAGGTCCAACGGGAGCTACTGGAGCTACTGGAGCGGATTCAACCGTTGCAGGCCCAACGGGAGCTACAGGTCCCGCTCCTCTTTTGGCTTGGTATTACGACGCAAATAGTACAGACTACACAACCGCTCCAGATGATGGCTATATAAGATTCGATAACTCAAATCCTAATTCTGCTATTAGGATTGTTTTTAATATATATGATTCTTCTACGTCGAGTCAGCTTGGTTGGTTAAATACCCTTGACGACAGATCTGGTCCAAACTCAAACCTCAAAGGGGCGCTTCAGATAAGCAACGGGTCTGACGTGGTATCTTTTTCGGTCCTTAATGTGATCCAAAACGTTGGAGCAACTGGAAAGTTATTTTTTATTAATGATTTTTCTGGCAGCTCTTCTTCTTGGAATCACGGTGATAAACTTTACGTGAGTTTTTCCAGATACGGAGACAATGGAGATACAGGCCCTACAGGGGCTACTGGCCCTACGGGTGCTACTGGATCGACTGGACTCACAGGTCAAGGTGTTGCGGCAGGAGGTACGACGGGGCAGGCGCTCGTAAAAATTGACGGCACAGACTACAACACGCAGTGGGCAGATATAGCCGTAGACGTTCAATACCATAACCGCTACGCTACCGAGGCAGAGACGCTACGATCAGGAGCTACAGAGACTGTAGAGCTTTACTTCTTTGCTCAGGGTGATGGTAATGGATTGGTAGAAAGTGCATCGAGCGACACGCCTACGAGCGGTTACGATA